GTCCGCTGCCTGGCCTTTCGTGCCAGACTCGGGCGCATCGCTCAGGAGCACCTTCAGCTCGTCCAGCGCTGCGCCCCATCGATCCATGGCGGATGTCAGGGCGCGGCGCTTGGGCTCGCTGAGCGTGCGCTGCTGAGCCGATCGACGGGCGTTGACGGCTTTCGTCCGTTCCACGACCGCAACTGCCATGTGAGCGGAGCGCGCCGCAGCCATCGCCACGGGCATCGCTTCCACGTCCATTTCCATCATCGTTTCGTCTTCGCCGACCGCCACGTACGACGGCTCGACCTCTTGCCATTCGCCCAGAACAGGCCGGCCATCGGCGCCCAGGCTGTAGGCGATGCGGTAGTAGTCGTCGCCGCAATGGCAGTAGACGAAATAGTCGGTGAACGTCGCGAGCACCCAGCCGTAGCAGTCATAGTGGTCCATCTCGCGCGCGGCCATGCCCGCCTCGGCCATGCGTCCCAGCATGAGCGTGAGCGCTTCATAGCAACCATCGGGATACAGCCCCGCCTCGCCACGCATCGGCGTGGGCTCGCTTGGCAGCGCTTTGACGCGATCGAGCATGGACTTCACGGCGGGCTCATCGGCGACGTCGCTGAGATCCTGCACGCCAATCGTACGCGGCTCGCACGGATCGGGCGTCAGGCTGAACTCGGCCACGGGCCAGACGGTCAGGTTGCCGCTCTTCGTCTTTTCCACGAGATGGGAAACCGCGCCACTGGACCAGCCAAGCACGCCTTTCTTGACCAGTTCCATCACGGCCTCGACGTACTCGCGCGACTTCTCTAGTTGCGCCTCGATCCAGAGCCCGCTCGCGTCAACCTTGGTGGTGCTGATCTGCCCGAGCACCGACTTCCGCGTTGTGCCGTCCATGCCGTGCTCGTACAACACCGGTGGCGTGGCGGTGATGCGGTCGAACCAGAAATCGGTCTCGGGGGTGAAATACTCCCCGACCAGATCGCGTCCACCCCAGACGACGCCGTAGCCGCCGATGACGTAGGAGTCGGCGGTTTCGTCCAATAGTTTCACGGTTTGGCTCATGCCTTAACTCCTATGGGGCGCAGCGGCCCGCGTACAGTTCGGGTGTTGGATGCGGTGCGACCGGTACCAATCGAGGGTTTGCACGGTGCCGTTGACTGCTCTGCACGGCTCATCTATGTCAGCCCCGTCATAGATCAGGACTTTTCCCACGCCCGCCTCGTCATACGCGGCTATTGTGGCGTGAGCCATGGCCTCGGCCATTTCCGTGCGGGCGATCGTGCGGGCGCGCGCCTGGCTGAATCCGAAATCCTCGCGCAATCGCTCGGCCGCTTCAAAGGGATGCTCGCCGAGCTCCAACGACTGCTTGATCACGGCCGTGATGCGCGCCCGCGTCGTCTCGGATATGCCCTTGATGCGCGCGCCCGCGTTGGTCAGCGCCTCGTCGATGTCGGGCCAGTCGAGATTGAACGTCAACGATACGCCCGTCAGCGCCGAGGCATCCGCGACCGCCTCCGGCATGATGCCGTTAATTGCCTTGATGATCGCCCGCTCAATCTCCTGGTTATCGTCGTCGGAGTACAGCGTGTCCACATCCGCCAGCGCCTTGGACTCGGTCAGCATCCGGTCCGCCACCGTGGAGCCGAGACGGTGGAGCGCATCGCCCAGCGTGGTTTCAAGCGCCTGGCTGTGACGATCGCGCGTCCGGATGGCGGGCTCGATGTCCGCGGGGATCGGCTCGGGGTCGGCCTTGAACGTGCGCTGCGGGAGCGAACGCGTGGGAGATGTGGGGCTTATTCCTGCATCACCAATCGTGTTTCGGTTGTATGGCAACACCAGGACATCCCCGCCATGGATCTCGGGCAGCCCGAGCACGCGCTGGCGGTATTCGTTGATCGTGACGGCACCCTGCCCGAAGGCGTCGGCCAACGGCTTGACGGCTGCCTCGCGGGATTCGGCCAGCGCGGCAACCTGGCTGTCGTCAAAGGCGAGCACCAGATCATCCCCGAACTCGGTCGCCAGGTCGTTGGTGAGCTGGTCCCCGTACCGGCGCCAGCGATTGCGGAGCGTCGTCTGCGCGAAGTAGCTCCGCGCCTGCTGCATGTTGCTGTAGGTCGCGCGGTCGAGCCCCGCCTTCAGGCCGACCAGGATCGGCGGCACCCCGTAGGCCGCGGCAACGCGCGTCTCGGCATTGGCGCGCAGCCCAGGAAACTCCAGCTCGCTCAGGTTGAAGCTCAGCTTCTCGATGGTCGTATCCGCGTCCAGCAGTGCCGGCTCCCCACGATGGGCCCCGCCCATCTGACGCATGAACGCCGACTTCAGCACCCGCGCCGTCTTCTCGTCGTTGATCGGAATCTTGGTCTTGATGACCATGGACGGCTGCGCGTAGTTGGCCAGCAACGAGCCGACGAAGGACGTCGCCTCGTTATCGGCGGCGATCTCCCGCGCCAGGACCATCGTCGGGCCCAGCCCCTCCACCATGCCGCCCGTCTCCCCGGCAGGGTCGGGGAAGTTGAACGCCACGACATCCTCACGAGCGATCAGGATTCGCTCGCCTGACCCGGGCAGCGCGTACGACCAGCCGCCCAGCACGCGCTCACCGTCAACGTCACTGGTGGAGTACACCGGTCCGACGCGATCCGGCCGCAATGGCCAGAGCGCAATCGGCATGCCGTTATTGGCCCGCTGCTTCCACAGGAAAGCCCGCCCCGCGAGGTCCATGTGAATCTCGAGGAGCTCCAGCATCTCGTACTCGGTCATCAGCTCATTCGGCCGTCGCACGAGTTGCTGCAGCGGGTGATCCCAGGCCACGGGCTCGCGCTCGCCATCGCGCAGCCGCTGGTAGGCAATCAGCGGCGCCTCGGGCACGGACTGCGCCAGCAGCCGCACGCAGGAATAGACCAGGGCGTTCAGCCCATATGCCTCGCGGGCCAGGTGGAGGAACCGCGCGATGGATGCCGCGGAGGTCCACAGTGCCTTGGACATGTAGGCCGGAACCATGGACGCGGCCAGATCATGGACCGCCTCGCGGGTACGGCTGAAGGCGGCGCGAAGCCAATCGAACAACGCGCCACCTCCACGGATCGCAGGGCACCAAAAAGGCCGAGCTCCCTCGGCGGGAAGACTCGGCCACGCTAGGGATTTATTACCAGATTGAGCGTGCGGCGTGCAAGAGTGTTAGGTTGGTCTACTCGCGACCCAGTCCGGAAACGCGTACTCGTGGTGCGAAAGTAGCTGTACCTCGATCTTGTCGAGGGTGGCGGTTGGAAACCTTGGCAGTCGTCGGAAATTGACTATCCAGACAAACCCGTGCCAGATCTTGATATTTCCTGCGTCCAGCATCATGGCGACACTATCGTCGCCAACAAGGTCCGAAAGGCTTTCCATGGACGGATCATTGATCGGCAACGCGAATCGAAACGAGAGGCCGTCTGCACCCCCGTGCGTTGTGATCCGCTCAATGGTGCTCGGGCTCACCGTAAGCGTAAATTGCGGGTGCCATAGTGTCACCATGACGTCGTCGGAGTGGAGATGGTTCACGAGCTCACCACCGCCAGATCCGCTGTTGTGCTTGGCCAGACGACTCCTACCATGCTCGCCAACCCCTCCTCGCGCCATTTCGCCACCGTCTGTCGCGTGGTGCGAAGCACAGTCGCCACGTGATCCAATTTCATGCCCGCGCCATACTCCAGCATGATCGCAAGCCGCTCGTTCGGCGGCAGCGCCTTTAGGGCGGGCTCGACGTTGGCAATGAGCCGCTGATCGAAGGCGCCCAGGCGCTGCACCAAAACGCGGACGTGCCGCGGATCGTGGTCGGATCGTCCGCCCCGCGTGCGGACCTGCTCGCGCGGATCGGCGTCACAATGCGGGCACTCGCGTCGACCGCAGCCGCCACACGGGACCGCGCGATACCCCGCCCCCGCCATGGCCTCGGCCTCGTCCACCGCGATGGTGCTCTTGAGGTACCAGACGATCTCCTGCTTCCGCCGCTCGAGTAGGTTCACCGCACACCCAGCATGCTAAAGCTTGTCTCCCGACGTTCCGAGTCTCGTTTCCGAGAGGCCCTCCTCGCGTAAGAGCCGCCGTCGCAAGTCGCGACGCTCTGCCGATCGGCCGACCTGGACGGCGAACCAGAGCACACCGAAGGTCACGAATCCGAGTGCGAAGCTGGGCCAGTCCATCACGCCACCTTTCGTAGCTCGTGTCGGCTGAATGTCGAACCGCATCCGCCATGGCCGTCAAACTCGACAAAGTAAATATGCCCAGGGTAACCTGGCACCGAATTGCGCGGACTGACGCGACGAACGACGCCACTCCGAACAGCCACGGTTCCGAGATGGCAGGTGTGGGGACTGTGCAGCCAGCATTGGCATTCGCGCTCAATGACCTCGACGTGATCTCCGACCGCAAGCATTAGGCTTCTTCTTCCTGGGTCATCCACCCAAACGGCAGCGCCACGCCTTGGAGTCCCTGGACTACGTAGCGCAGCGCGTCCAAGCGGTGGAACGTCGCCTTGTCCTTGATCGCTTCCGTTGGCTCGCCCTGTGAGTCGGTTACGCGGCTGTACGTTCCGATCTCGTCCCGGAGCCCCGTGCAGGTGTCGAAGACGTAGAGCTTGAACGTCTTGAACCAGGCGATCACCCGATCGAGTCCCGACTCCACATCGGCAATCGGCGGCTCGAGCGCGGGTACGCCCGCCTCTTTCCAGTCCATACGCTGTTGCGTCTCACCCTTCGCTCCGCCGAACCACTGGCGAATGTTCGTCCCCGATGCAATCGCGAGCGCGTCTGCCGCGTGCTCCTGTGTCGTCTTCCCGCCATCCAGCGACTCGCGGTAGGCATACCAGACCTTCGACTCCGGATCCTGCGCCAGCCAGATCAACGCCGTGTTGACCGCGCCGAAGTCGATGCCAACCGACCGCGGCCACTCGGGCGGGATGTCGAACGGGTGGACCAGGTGTCCGCCGTTCTCGCGATAGTCATCTACGAAGTCGGAGTAGATCAGCCCGGCCGGCTTGTCGTACTGCCCTCGGTAGAACAGGTTGAACTTCCATTTCGGAAGCGTCGCCTGGGCCCGTTCGTACTCCGCCCGCGGAAAGGCGGGGTTCTCGACCGAGTCGAACTGAATCACGTCGACGTCGGTGTCGCCGCTCCGCCATCGGTCGTAGACCTGCTGCTTCAGCCAGCCGAGGTTGTAGAGCGTCGTCCCCCCAAGCACGCGCCCCTGGTGAAGTGACAGGCGCCGCAAGATCGCCTCCCACGATTCGAGGCGGAACTGATCCTGCCCGAGCTCATCCAACCAGGCGGCTTTCGCCGTGGCCGACTCCAGCGACTCGCTATTGGTCGCTGACCCGAAGATCACGCGCGAACCATCGTGCATACGGAAGATCTTGTCGCCGGCAAACCACTCGCCCAGGTGGAGGGTGTCGCGAAAGAGCCGCAGAAACTCGGGCAGCATCTTGAGCTTGAGCAGCGGGAACGTTGAGGTCACCGCGAGGTAGTCGCCCTGACCGCGGGACTGGATCTCGCGGTAGAGCCAGTGGGGACCGAAACTCGTCTTGCCGCCCTGGGTGCCAGCCATCATGACGATGAAGCGCCGCTGACTGAGCCACGCCTTCGCCTGGCCGCGGTGGAAGTTCAGGCGGAGCTCGCCGGATGGGGTGATCTCGGTGAACGACTTGGGAGCAACCATCGTCACGAGACCACCCCCTCGATAATCTGAGACGTTGATTCGCTCACGTCTTGCGGAATCACCGCCACCACCGTCTGAACCGTTACCGTGACCGGTCCTGAAGTCGTCATGGCGTCCTTTTGTGCCTCGGGCTTGTCGGCGTACTGCCCCAGCTCCTTCGCGACCTGCTCTTCGAGCGCTCGCATCTCCTTGAGCAGTCCCGTATCCACGGCGAACTCTTCAACCTGAATGCCCGTGTTCGAGAGCTTGATCTGACGCACGAGCAAGCCTGTCTCACCCCCAGGTACTGCCCCATTGAGTTCCTCTGCCCGTGCGTCGATAAGCTGACGCATGCGTCGCCAACGGTCGTCCATGTCCGCGATGCGCTTGTCCTGCTGAGCGATCGAGTAGCGAAGCGCCGCGTCCTTGCGGCGCTTGACGATCTCCGCGATGCGGGTTTGGAACTCTTCGCGCGCCTTCCATTTCTGCAGCGCTGGGCGCGTGACACCACAAGCGGCCGCGATCTCTGCGTCAGAGACGCTGTCCTCCGCCAACATGATCGCGGCGCGCTCACGTCGCTCGTTCCAAACCCATCGAGCGGACAACTTCTGGTTACCCCTCGGCTCCGTAGATCACCAGCCGCACGCTCTCCGCGCCGGCCGTGCCGATCAGTTCCTCCACTGCATCGGCTGCGTTGATGCCGCCGACGGCGAGCACGTTCCATCGCGCCCCGCGTTCCGACGTGAAGCTGAGCACGCGGAGATTGCCGCGAAGCTCCAGCAGCGGCGTCTCCGTGACGGATGCCACGGGAATGGGGCGGCCAGGCTTAGCCATGAACCACCCCCGGCAACGTCGCCCGCTTTGTCTCGATCAGCCAGCGGGCGTAGTCCAGGTCCTCAGGCTGATTGATGTCCACGCCCTCGAAGCCTGGCATAAGCCACGGCAACACGCGCTCGCCGCTGATGCTGAGCGTGTTCGCGATCCGTTTGAGCCCGTCGTACTCGGGAATGGCCACGCGCGACCACGCCATCTCCAGGCTTGCGTTCTGAGCGTAGACCGGGAAGAACGTCTGCGCTGGTTGACTGTGAGCCGGAGCCAGCGGATGCGGCTCTATCTGGTAGCGAATCCAGTCCGCAAACGGAAAGATCAACTCACCGGCTGGTATCCACATCTTGAGCGGATGCTGCTTCGGCTTCTCCACCGCACGCAGCGAATCGACGGCGAACGGGCCATGGTGCTGCAGGTGCTCCCACGCGGCGCGGATCGTCTCGGGCGAGCGAAACGGCGACGTTGGGCGCAGGATCGCGAATGCGTCGGGCGTGGTCCCGCTTCGACGCCGCAGAGTCTCCAGCACGTGCACCACCCACCCGATGTCAGGCGCAAGATCAGCAGCGAACTCCGACGGTCGGTCGATCACCATGGCGCCGTAGTGGCGCGCGCACTCCGCGATTTCCGCGTCCTCGGTGCTGACGTAGACGCCGCTGAACACGCCCGACTGCTGCGCGGACGCAATCGTGTACGCGATAAGCGGATGCCCGTTGAGGTCGGCCAGGTTTTTGCGCGGGATCCGGGTCGAGCCGCCACGGGCAGGAATGAGCGCGACGATGGACGCCGTCATGACCGCACTCCGTCGATATAGCCCCAGGCGTAGAGCGCGAATCCGACCATGATGGCGACCATCACGCTGCCGACAATCCAGAGATGATCCATCACTCGACCTCCCGCGTCGTGGGCAATCCTGGCCCGTCTCCAATCACGTCGACGCCGTAGTGTTCCTCTAGACGAACTCTGTCTTCGTAATGCGGCGTCGAGACCTCAAAGACGAAGCAATCAACAACCGCCTCGAATCGATGGGGCGCGCCGTTCGGAATATGGAACGTCATGCCTGGCGTCATTTTTTGACGAATCAGCGTGCCCGTCCCGTCATCGGAATCAACCCACGCCTCGCCACTGACCAGGTGGAACGCTTCGTCCTTCTCGACGTGCATCTGTAAGCCGCCCGCTTTGCCGGCCTCGTAATACAGAAGCTTGCCGAGATAGTCGGGCGTCTCGACCAAAAACGTCTCGGTCCCCCACGGGCGCTGCACAACCCGCGGGGTGACCGCTTCAATCGGTTTCATGCTTCCCATAATTTGCACGCTCCCGTCGTGACTACTCGATCCCGTCGCCCGAGTCACCCCGATGGCGCTCGTATAGCGGCTCCTCTGCCTTCTTGCCCTTCAGCAGCACGCCGCCTGCGAGATACCGCCCGAGGTTCGCCGTTGCCGCTCCGGCAACCATCGGCGCCTTCCAGACAATGTCCTCGACTGTGAGCACGTGCCCCTTCTCCAGATCGCGCGCCGCGTACAGCGACTTGCCGAGCTTCGCCATGGCCTTGGCCTCCTGGGGGTGGACCATCTTGCAGCGGATCGCCATCGCGTAGCGCGTCTGCTCCAGCGCGCGGCCCATCGCCTGGAATTCGGGCGGCGTCAGGCTGAAGTGCTGGTCCCCGCCTTTCCACGATCGGTCGAGGGTGAAATGCTTCTCGACGATCCGCGCGCCCATCGCGTAGGCCACGGGCACGACGTGCCAGCCCAACTCGTGGCCGCTGTAGCCGATGACCGTGTCGGGCGACACTGATTGCAGCCACTGCACCACCGGAAGCGCGGCCTGCTCAAACGGACACGGATAGATCGCCGTACAGTGGAGCAACGCGAACTCCGTCCCGTACGCCGCGCGCCATTCATCGAATCGCCGCGCCGCGGCCGTGACCGTCGCCGCGTCCCACCCGCCCGTGCTGATGATCACGGGCACCTGGGCGCGAAATGCGGCCTCGATCAGTGGGTACGTGAGCATGTCGCCCGAAGCGATCTTGATCGCGTCCACTCCAATCGAAAGTAGGCCGTCAAGGCTGGGCAAATCGAACGCCGTGCAGATGTAGGCGATGTCGTGACGGTGCGCGAGCTTCAGGAGCTGATGGTGCTGGTCAATCGTGAACTCCAGCGCCTCGCGATGCGCGCCATACGTAGGGCCGAACGCATGCGGGCTGTCGTACGGCTCGTTGTACGCGGCCTGGGTGAACAGCGCGCGGTTGTCGCGCTTCTGGAGCTTGACCGCTGATGCTCCGGCTTTGGCCGCAGCTTCCACCATGCGCTGCGCGAGCAAGAAGTCGCCCTGGTGGTTGGAGCCGATCTCGGCGATCGAATATGCCGGCCCGTCGTCGGCAATGGTGGTGCCGCGAATCGTGAGTGTTCTTGCCATGTCCTACTCCTGGTCATCCAATTCGATCACGAGGTCGTCATCTCCGTCGGCATCGTCCAGGGCGCGAGCCACGGAGTCGTAGACGGGTATCCATCCCACAATGCCGCGAGCACCCAGGAACTCCGCGTGCTCGACGACGAATGCTGTCGGGGCAACGCGAGTGAGGATGGCCCGTCGCTCAGTCACGTGCTCAGCTCCAATCCGTGCGCTGCCAGCGCAGCTCTTCGGTCTGCTGGTTGTCGATCTCCAGGCATGGCGCGCAGAGATCTCCGAGGTTGTCTCGCGCGAGCCACACGCGACACGCCGGATTCGCACAGCGGCGCCGCGGTGGCGGGGGCACGGCGGGGAGATTAAGCTCGTCGGGGTGGAGGTAGTGCGTCACGCCCCCTCCCCGTCGCCCAGCGTTGGAGCCCCCTGGTCAGTCATGATTCCACGCCCAATCCATGCCCACGGCCAACAGCAGGGAGAACCCCATTCCGCCAGTGGTCAACGGTACTCCGAAAAGATGCACGACAATCCACCCGAGCCCAAGCGCCACCAGGCCTGTGCGCGTCATCACGCCCCCTCCCCGTCGCCCCGCACGGCCGCGAGGTAGGCGCGGGCTCCTTCGGCTACGGGGCACTCGCCCTCATCAAAATACGCGTCGTGTTCTTTCAGCAGGTCGCCCACTATTTCGCGCACCCTCTCTAGTTCGTCGATAACGTCAATGAGCAGTGGCTTAACTCCATATGCGCCCCATCGATCTCGGAGAATTTGCATTTTGGCCGCACTCAGCGGCGTAACCTCACTCATCGACGTTGCCTCGCATTCTGCCCACACTGGAACCCCAGAAATGCAGAAACTCCGAGCAAAAGCACCCCCACGAGGATCATGAGCAGCAGATCAGATAGCATCAGTGATTCACACATCGGTCTCGCCTCCGGTGGCGTCGATGGCTGCAAGTGCATCACGCAGCGCCTCCCAGATCTCCCCTGGTTGTGACGCTCTCCCAAGCTTCCCGCGCGATCCGTCCATGTAGATGTTGGGTGGTACTGGAGAGACCGACGTAGTGATGAGATCCCTCGCCGCCGCAATCAACGCCTGCTCAGCCTGCCGCTGCTTCAGCGCGGCCTCGCCTCCGGTGGCGTCAGCCTGCACCACGCACTCCGGGCATGCCACGTAGGCTCGGACAACCAGCCCCAGCTCGGGGTCGTGCCCTGATACGTGCTTGCCGCATTCGGAGCAAAGCACGTGCTCGACGTACCGAGGACTCACCGCCTGCTCTCGCTGCTTCAGCTCGTCCTCGGGCGTGCGGGCGAGGATGGGCGCGTCGGGTACAAACGAATCGAACGTGGAAAGGGCGGCCGACCATCCGGCCGAAAACATCCCGAATGGCGTGTAATCCGGTACCCGTGACTTGCCGATTCTGGCTGCCCACGCCTTGAACTCGGCAAGATGGTCGCGGGATTGCGCTCCCCACAACTTCTGACGTGCTCCCTCCAGCGCCGCCCGCAGTTCCGCGTTCAGCGCCTCGGCTGCCTCGGCGCGACCAATCAGCGCGTAATACTTGGCCTGCGCCTCCTCGGCCGCCTGCTCGTCCCCAACATCAGCCTGCCGATGCCCGCCATCTCCCAGCATGACCGCGAGCAACGTCCCGAGATGATGCTCGGCCGTCTCGACGCGCTCGCGGAGTTGAACGAGCTCCTGACAATCAACCGTCGCCACATGGCCCTTCGAGTCGTGCCAAAATTTCACGCTGTGTTTGCACTCAGGGCAGATGTCAGGGATCTTCCTCATCACTCCCCCTCCCTCAACTGCTCCGCCACACTCAGCACGGCGCACGCGAGCGCGTGGCCGATGGTGATTCCGTATTCGAGGATCTCAATCGACCGTTGACCTTCATCCCTTGAAATGAACAACAGTGCTTTGGCTGATCCACCGAATTTAGTAGCGAGATCGAGGGGCAGGATCGCATGCTCATTGAGCCACTTGATCATCTCGCCCCAGGCATCAGAGTCGTACTCGTCCGCCGTTGCGTAGTGGGGAATGCGGACTCTCGGAGCAGGGTCGCCACTCATGGGGCTGAACCCGTAATACTCATCCCATGTCGGGTGTAGCTCGACGTGCTCCCACCCCAACACCCTTGCCACCGCCGCATCAGTGTCTCGTGTGGCGGGCCATCGTGGCTCAGTCATGTCAGCGCCTCCAGTGCTTCGACCGTAAGCTCGACTCGGTAGGGTTTCCCGCGGCGCTCTTCCACGTCGCCCCAGACGAGATACCGTCGCGTGTCATTCGGAATGACTCCAGCCGCCACAAACGAATCGGCCAGGTGTTTCAATGAACTGCGATCCCCGTCTTCATCAGCCACATTCATTGCTCGGCGATAAAACACGGCCGAGAGCTTGATCCGTGGCAACCTCGGAATGTCATGCATCCGAATTGCCATGTAACCGAGCTGCTTCCACCGCTGGCGCTCCGCCCGACGCGCCTGGACGATCTGGCGCGCCTTTTCCTGGGAGATGCCATAGGGCATGCGCAGTTCTTGATTGGGCCGAGGAGGTTTCCCATGAAAGACGAGTGTCCAGGTCCTGCGATTCGTCGCCACGGTCACGCGCGCTGCTCCTTCCGCTTTCGTCCAGGCCGCGATCCCGCTCCGTAGAACCCGCCCGCCACCGCCTGCTCGTGACATTGACGAAGTCGGTCTTCGTGCGTAATCGCGGGCCATCGTTCGCCACAGTCAATGCAATCCCAGTCCCCGTCATCGTTCGGAGCCTGCACCAGATGCGAGCCACAGCGCGGGCAGGTCATGACACCATCTCCAACTGCGCGCTCTCCCGTCGCTCGATCACGTCGATGCTTGTCGGGTTGGCGCAATCACGATGCTGGGCGCGCCCATCTGGGCCGAACTGCCAGCGATGGCGCTTTCCGATCGGATCCCCGCAAAGGGCACAGATTCGGCGTG